CGACCCGTATTGGACGGATATTTTCTCGAAGGACGTTGACGGCTGCGGCTCGGACCTAGACGAGTACGCCCGCCGCGCTCTGGTCTGTGCATTGACCTACGGCCACAGCCACACGTTGGTGGATTTTCCTGCTCCTACCGACGCCCGCAGCCTCGCCGAAGAACGCGCCCTCAACCGCCGCCCGTACTGGATTGAGATCGACCCAACCAACATCTACGGCTGGCGCTTGGACCGCGAGGTCAACTACGGCAACCTGATCCAGGTTCGCATCGCGGAAAAAGCTGTTCTCCCTGACGGCGACTTCGGCGAAAAGCTGTTCGAGCAAGTCCGCGTCATCGAGCCGGGCCGTTACCGCATTTTCCGCCAAACAGAAACCAAGAAAGAGACCGTCGGCGGCTTCCCTTACCCCAACTCCTTCGACACCACGAGCAGCAGCTCCGACTTCGAGCTTGTGGAAGAGGGCGACTACAGCCTGGGCCAAATCCCGCTGGTCACGCTGTACTCAAACAAGACGGACACGATGACCAGCAAGCCCCCGCTGCTGGACATTGCGTACTTGAACTTGGCCCACTTCCAGCGCCAAGCCGACCTAATCCACAGTCTCCACATCGCCTCCCAACCGATGCTCGTCCTTGAGGGCTGGGACGACCAAACCAAGGACATGGCCATCAGCGTGAACTACGCAATGGCCACCCAACCAGGCAACAAGGTCTATTACGTGGAGCCTGCATCTAGCGCATTTGAAGCCCAGAGCAGCGAAATCAAGGAACTCCAGCAACAAATGGCGACTCTGGGTATTAGCACCTTGAGCCAGCAGAAATTTGTTGCCGAATCTGCGGATGCCCGCCGCCTCGACCGCGTGGACACCAACTCCATGATGTCGATGGTCTCAATGGACCTCGAACAGAGCCTGCAAAAGAGCTTCAATTTGGCCGCCGACTACCTGCAGCTGGAGCCGCCCGAAGTCAAGATCAGCCGCGACTTCGACATGGACCGCCTAATCGGCCAAGACATCACTGCCTTGAACGCATTGTTCGGCCAAGGTGTGCTGGATCGCGACGAATTCCGCCAAATTCTGGTGCAAGGCGAAGTTCTACCTAACGCAACCGAAGCTGAATCTATTTAGTCCAGTAAAGTAGGAGAGTAGCTACATCTCTTGTCATGAGTGCATCACTCGACAGGGTTTTGCAGCCCGACGGTTCTTACAAGTGGCAACTTGTAGAACTGCGGGAGGCACAACCCGAACCGGCTAAACCTGTCCGTAAAACACGCAAAGCCAAGGCTGAAGAACCAGCCGAGGCCCCCGAGACCACCGAAACCCCTGAAGTCGAATCTTGATTATGGAAGAGCAAGTCATCCAGGAGACACCAGTGGTGACTCCTGACCAGCCCGTGGCTGGGGCCGACACCGCTCCCCAACCTGACCAATCAGCTCAGCTTCGCGCTGAGTATGAGGGTCAGATTGCTGCGTTAAAGAGCCAAGCCAGCGAAGCCGAGGAAAAATTCCAAGGCATCAAAACCAAGCTGGACGAGGTCTACAAAAAACAGGACGACCAGCGCAAGAAAACGCTGGAAGACCAAGGCCAATGGAAAGACCTCTGGGAAGAGGCCAACAAAACCGCCCAAGAACGGGAGCTGCAAATTGCCGACCTCCAGCGTCAGCTAGAGGAGCTACGCACCTCCAACGAAACAGCGGCAATGAAAACCAGCGCCCTGTCTGCCATCAGCCAGGCTGGCGCTATCAACGCCGACCAAATGTTGCAACTCTTGCAAAACAACCTCCGCAAAAATGACAGCGGCAACGTTGTTGTTTTGAACGGTGGTGTTGAGCAAGACATCAACACCTACCTTTCTAACTTGAAAAATCCGGGCTCAGGTTATGAGCACCACTTCAAGCCAAGCAGTGCGGCTGGAATGGGCGCCAAACCCACTCCCAACAGTGCGATTGCACCTGGAATGGCTAACCCTTGGAAGGAAGGTAGTATTAACCTAACGAGGCAAATGGCCTTGGAAGCCAGCGACCCCGATCTCGCAGCCGTGCTGAAGAGAGAAGCGGGTCGCTAAGTCCCCGTGGGACACCACTCAAGTCTGTGACTTGAATCCCCGCACACCTACCCCTGGAGTTCGAAATGGCAGCCCCATTTCAGAATTATTCCGGCGGTGTCCTTCTGGCGGACATCGTCAAACGCAATAATCTCAGCACTTACGTGTCTGAGGCGATCAAGGAGCGCAGCCTCTTCCTGAAGAGCGGCGCCGTTGTTCGCAACTCTTTGCTGGATGCCCGCGAAGGCGGTACTCGCATCCAAGTGCCCGAGTTCAACCCTGTGTCACCCACCGAGGAAATCCTCGACGGCACCGCCACCTGGGGCACCAGCACTTCCGGCTACCTGACCCCTCAAAAGATCGGGACCGGAACCCAGATCGCTTCCATCGTCCACCGTGGCTTCGCCTACGCCGTGGATGACGTTGCGATGCTCGCGGCTGGTGAAGACCCCATGCTTCACATCCGCAATCAGCTGGCTGATGCGATCAACAAGCTGAACAGCGCCCGCCTGTTCTCCCAACTTGCTGGTCTGTTCGGCACCGCTCTGTCCGGTCACTCTCTGGACAAAGCTGTTGCTGCTACCAGCGGCCAAGCCGAAGCCAACTACCTGACCGCCGCCACCGTTGCCGAAGCTCGTTCGGTCTTGGGTGAGCGCGGCGACGAGCTGGACACCCTGGTCGTCCACCCCTCTGTCGGCTTCTACCTGTATCAGGTCGGCCTGCTGACCTTCTCCACCTCTGCACTCGCCGCTTCTGGCGCTGTGACCTGGGGTGGTGGCGGCGTCGGCGTAGGCGCTCGCAGCATCGGCGAATTCGCCGGTATGCGCGTGATCATGGACCCCGCAGTCAACACTGTCCGTCCTGGCACCAGCACCCACGTCAGCGAGTTCCGCTGCTATCTGATCAAGTCCGGCACCATCCTTGAGGGTGTGCAGCAGGACCTGCGGATTGAGGCAGACCGCAACATCCTGTCCAAGCAGGACGTGCTCTCGGTCGATTACCACGGCGCCTACCACGTGATGGGCACCAAGTGGACTGACTCTGGCGACAACCCCACCAACGCCAACCTTGCTACTTCTAGCAAGTGGTCTGCCACTTACGACATCGACCTGATCCCGATGGTCGAAGTGATCGTGAACACCCCTCTGGATACCACCGCTATTCCCTGACCTACGGTTGGAGAGAGCGAGGAGGAACGACCCCACCTTCGGGTGGGGTTTTTTATTGCCGCTAGACTGACAAAAAGTATGTGGTGATGCTGTGGCCGCAACTATCAACGCCACGCTGAAGAGTTCAACGGCCAACAGCTACGTAACGCTGGCCGAGGCAGACTCATATTTCGAGACCGTCCCCGACTCTGCCACTTGGGACGACAAGACCGACGACGCCAAAAACCGCGCCCTGATCTCCGCTACCCGCTGGATCGACAGCCTGAATTTTTACGGTGACCGCTGCGACAACGACCAAGCGCTGAAGTGGCCCCGCAACAATTACCACGTCGATCAAGTCGAGCTGGTTTGCAGCCTGATTCCAGCCGAAATCAAATACGCCACCTACGAACTCGCCCGTGCGTTAGCTAACGACACTGGTGCTATCACTGACTCCACCGGCGATACTGGCTTGTACGAAGCGGTTGAACTCGGTGACATCAAAGTCAAGTACAACAAGTCAAGCCAAGCCACTGGAACGGTCAACAACGTTTTCGACGTTTATCCTTGGCTGCAGTCTTATCTTGGCGCTTATTGCCTTGGAGGTAGCGGCAGCTATCAAGTACGTGTTGTGAGGGGTTAATTATGGCCGGCGCACTCGACACAGCCTTCCGGCAAATCGCCAAATCAGTGGTATCAGACCTTGGTACTGCTCTTGATACGAGCATCACCTACGTCCGCAAGACTGCCCCGACTTACGACGTAGACACTGGCGCCGTAACCACAACCGACACCAGCTATTCCGACATCAAAGTTCCGATCGAATTTATCCGCTCGGACGAGGAAACCGGCTACCAAGAAAACACCGCCCGGGTGTATGTAACCCCAAGCCTTATCGGCAACAACCAACCCAGTTTGCAAGACGAAGTAACGCTTACGTTCGCTGGATCGTCCCGTGTTGCAAAGCTCCAAGACATCAGAACGTACCGTGGCGGCCAAGAGTATTTGTACGTTCTTACGGTGATCTTCTGATGACACTTGTCAACGCCCGCGCCGCTTTTGAGAAGGCACTCAACACTGCTATCACCGGCGCAGACAGCAGTGTCTCGGTGGTGTTTGACAACATGCCGTACACCAC